TTTCAAATCCAGAAACAATTTTATTACCTACAGGTATAGTAGAAGTTCTTGATATAAATTCTCTTGGTTATGAAGATAAAGGATTATCTGATTTAGTATCTGAAAAATTAAATGAATATGGATTTGTTAGTCAAAGCACTACTATAGGAAATGAAACTACTTTAACAATACAATCTAGTTACAATAATGCTATTTTTCAAGGTAATAATAATACCGAAACTATATCAAGCTTGTTTGGTGATAATGTATCTATCGAAATTACCCAAGGTAGTAAAGAAACTGAATTTAATTTAAATAAAAATTCTATTAATAATTTAGAACTACCTAATCAAAGTAACTTTGATAATCTTAACGGTGTTGTTTTGGGTGATGCTGTAACCCCTAATTATCAAAGTGTATTTTGCATTTCTGATACAAGAATACAAGTTTTGAGTGGTAGGACTAAAGATACAAACCCTAAATTTAAATTTGTGGGATTTACTGATACATATGGTTTAAACAATAAATTAAACTTTTTATCTCTTAGTGGGGCAGCTTATAGTGATAACTATCTTTATGTTGCAGATAAAGCAAGAAATAATGTAACAAAGTTAAATGTAAGCGGGTTTACTACAACAGATAATCATAGAAATAATAATTTTTACAATACTAAAATAATAGGGGGACCCGGAGGTGTAAGAGATAATTACAATTTTAAAAGACCTAGTATTATTCAAATATATAAAAATAATTTATACGTTTTTGATGAAGGTAACTCTTGTATAAAAGTTTATAACAAAGACTTAGGCTTTATAAGAAATATTAGAAAAAATAGAATTATTATTCAAAATAAACCCACCAGTATTAATATTTTTAATGACAAATTTTATTGGTTAACATCAGAAGGATTATTAATAATTTTTGATTTGGATTTAAATGAATTGAAAAGAAAGAAATTAGTCTTTGATAGTGGTGAAAAGTTTTTAGACATAGTTTTATCAAAACAAACTAATAATTTTTACGTCTTAACAAACAGAAATATTTACAAATATTTTATAGATAGTTTAGATTATATTGGTAAATTTGATTTTGAAAAAATAAACATAAATCAAACTAATCTTAAATTTTTTAATCTAATTGAAAAGGAAGATAGAGATTTATTATATTCTTATATTAATAGAAATAAAAGAGGTTGTTTTATTGTATGTGATGAAAATAATGATTTTTTAAATTTATTATCTAATTATAATTTTGAAATTTACAGTAACGATGAAATTGCTTTAAAAAAAGAAGAGTATGCATCTAATTTTTCATATAATAAGTCTATACTAAAAATGATTTCAAATACATTACAATTAAGAAATTTTATTTTTAGAAAAGTAAACGTTAAAAAAGTAAGACTTAACCAAAATCAAATTTTAGATGTTTATAATGGTGTAAGTTATTTTAATCCAGATGAGTTATATATAACAGATTTTAAGCCTGATGCAAATAACTTTATTGGTGTAAATGAAATTTTTTCTAGAGCTGTAGTTAATAGAGTATTATCTTTGATATTTACATTGCAGGAAGATCTTTTAAATTTAATGAAACCAAGTATAACATTACCTGGTAGAGGTAGTAATTTACTAACTAATGTTAACTTGGTTGGTCTTATGTTAGAGACTTATTTAGCTGGTAAAACTTATGATTTTTTCTTACAAGAGAATAGGGTATTAAATGATAAAACAGCCAACGAAGCAGGTACCCCCTATGACGATACAATATCTCAAGAGTCGAGTGTATAAATTTAATTTAATCTTAAATAATAATAATGGCTAGTAAATCGATATCACAATTACCTTCTTTGATTGCGGAAACCATCGATACAAATGATTTTTTAACCGTAGTAGATGTTTCAGAGCAAGCTAATGTAGATAAAAATAAAAAAATTACAGTAGGTAATTTTACTACATATATTAGAGATTATACTAATTTATTTCCTATTGATTTTACAACAAATTATATTAAAACAGATGCTGTTGTAATAGTAGATGGGGATCCTTTTTACGTTCCTATTTCACCAGGGGTAAGTCAACAAACAGTAGAATATTCAGATATAGGATTTTTAAAATTTGATTCTTTTGGTAGAGTATATGATATAATACCAAATGCAGATTTTGCTCAAAACCAAAATATTGTTTTAGCATCTGGTACTGCTTCGTCATTAAATTTACCATACCCCAATTTAAGTGCACCGGATGAGCCGCAACCACCTTCCGTATCAGCTGAACAAAGAAATGATGATAGTATAGCAGGGTATTTTGGACCCATTAATTATTATTATCCCCCTGGAACTGTATATCCTGCAAAAATTAATTATAATATAAGAGAAGAAAATGATATAAATTGGCTTGAACTATATGAACTAAATTATCAAAGATTTAAAAGAACTGAAATAAGTTTAGTTTACGGTGGTAATGATTTAAGTCCGGATACTAGTAATTGCAATATTATTATTGATTGGAATTCTAGATCAATATCAGGTGCAGGTGTATTTTCAGCTGAAAATAATGCATTTCCTTTTACTTTTAAAAGCGTAAGTAATTCATCAGCTAATTCAGTAGAAATTCAAGGAATAGTAGGACCAGCTTTTACTGAACATTTAGCTGTACCTAAAATATTTGTAAATTTTGCCGGTAGATTTTTGACAGGTTTACCTTTACCAACTGTAAAACAATCAAATGGATATCAAAATGTAGCGGTACCAATTTTACTTACTATTAAAAATTATTTATAATGAATAGGTCTATAACAGAATTATCTAATTACCCCGCAATAAGTGTTATTGATTACCCTGATCTATTATTGTATGCTAGGTCTCAAACACAGGAGGAAAATTTAGGAAGAATAAAAAATTATAATACCTCTTTAGAAACATTTGTCGATGCATTTAAAAATAATTTATCTGCTTTTCCTATAGATTTCGCATCTACTTATATAAACAATAATAATGTCTCTTCTAAAGTAAAAAATCAAACTGTAAATGCTTCAAACATCCAATCTTTTGTTTTTAATGAATACGGTTGTGTTACTGATTTTAATTTAAAAGATGCAGATCAATCTAAAAGAAAATTTTATTTAAATGGTATTTTACCTAAAGAAAGACAAAGGTATACGGGAGGTAATATAACTTTATTAGATTTTGCAATTGCATCTGAAGATGAAAATGCAGGTATACAAAAAGTAGCAAACAAAGTTATAAAATATTTTCCGGGGTATAATGTAAACGAAATAGGTAATTTAGCAAATCTTACTGTACCGGAAACACAACAAGTTACAATAACTACAATTGATGGTAATATAGAAACAGGTAATTGGGATTTATTATTTTTACTAGATTTTAGTGGCTATAGAAAAACAGTTATTAATATGAAAACTAAGTCACAAACGTTAAGAAGGTTTTCAACTATAACTGAAGAATATAATTTTGTAATTGATTGGGTTAGAATGATAGCTTCAGGTAATGGGATGGTGAGTATGGGACCGATAGGTTTTCCTATAAGTTTTTCATATCTTAATACTATAGATCAAAATGTTGCGGGAGAATTTTTTATTATAAAACCTTTAGATAATTTTAAAGATAATCCTACAAAAAACAATTTAACTTTTCCTGATTTATTATCAGGGTCATTTTTGCAAAATTCTACCCTTACGAACGAATACGGTTCTAACAATGTTACATTGTCTATAAGGGATATTTCTTTTTCGATTGGATCTTTTAAGAATGGTGAAAATATAGGTAGTTATGGGCAAGAGGATATACAAAAAAGAATTGTTTCCTTACCGTTTGCAGGTATTACAAATAACGAAAATAGAATCGTTAGTATGGATGTCTCAAACTTTGCTTAAATAATATTAATGTCTAACCAAGATTGCACGCAAGTAGAACCTATTTCGTCTTTTTATTCTACTAATCTTAATAGTAGAATTGATGGTTATAATAGATTAGCCGATAGAATATCCCGTAGTTTAGGAGCACCTCTAATAAACATTGAAATACATCAAGATCAACTATTTGAGAATATTAGTATCGCTATAGAGATGTTTACTAAGTATGCTGGCTTTACTAGAGAATATTTGGTTTTTAATACGAGTTTATACGAAAGAGGTAGAGGGGTTAGGCTAGATGTTTTATTTACAGCTAACAGAGGAGAGAGTTTAGCAACTACAGAAGAAGCTAAATTAAATCCAATGTTTAATTATCGATATAAAGACAATCAAGGCAAACAATTTGCTCCATTATATAACCTTAGTAAAATGGTAATTGGAGAAGCAGCCAACCCATACATATTTCAAGTTGGTAAAGATTTAAAACCCGATCAAAGGGAGCTAAATCAAAGTTATGATTATCTTTTGGATGAATATAGAAAAGTAAATTCAGTTAGAACTTTCGAGGTTGGTTCATCTGACGGAGTAAATACTCTTTTTACAATCGAACAAACTTTAGCACAGCAAACATATTTTAGTTACTCAATGGGTAATTACGGTTTCGATTTAATTAGTTGGTACATTTTAAAGAACTGGCTTGATACAAGAGAAAAAATGCTAGCTTTGAAGAAAGCTATTAATTTTAATGAACGTACCCAATATATGCAAATTTTTCCTGAACCAAAAACAGATGAAAACTTTTGGGCTACTATTGAATGTTATGTAGAAAAACCCATATCATGGGTTGTAAAAGAAGAGTGGGTTTATTATTATGCATTAGCTCTTACTAAGATTGTTGTGGGGCGAGTAAGAGGTAAATATGGTAACGTGCAATTATTTGGAGGTGGTGTTCTCAATTATGATCTTCTTCAAGAAGGAAGAGAAGAAAAAGCTAAATTAGAAGAACAATTATTCTCCGGTGCTTCACCGGGTATGGGTGATGCAGAACCACCATTGTTCTTAATTGGATAGTTGTAAATATTTACATGCCTTTCAAACAAGGAGTATTTAGACCTAAAGCAAGAGAAAAATATAAAGGTAACTCTCTTCCTGTTTATCGTTCAGGTTGGGAGTTAAAATTTTTCAGATGGTGTGACTGTAATCCAAATATTATTGCTTGGAATAGTGAAGGTGTGGTTGTACCATATAAAAGCCCTTTAGATGGTAAAATACATCGATATTTTGTTGACGGTCTTATTACCTTGAAAGAATCTTCCGGAGTTAAAACTTACTTAATAGAAATAAAACCTTCCTCTCAAGTTAGTGCTCCTAAACCTAAAAAATATAAAAGAAGAACTACAATGTTATACGAACAAAAAACTTATGTGGTAAATAAGGCCAAATGGGAAGCAGCAGATAAATGGGCTAAAAAGAAAGGTATAGAATTTAAAATATTAACCGAAAAAGAATTGAATTGTTAAAATAATCTTAAAAAATTTAAATTAAGTATAAATAATAAATAAGATGTCTTTCAGATTATTAGTAGAAAATCCGGCGCCGAAAGAAGAGTTTGAATATATTGTTGAGGAAAAGAGCACAGGCTCTGGGCAAACACTTTATATTAAAGGCCCTTACATGATGGCGGAAGATGTAAATCGCAACAAACGAATTTATCCTAAAGATGAATTAAATCGTGAAGTTGAACGATATATGAAAGAAATGGTCGCTGAAAAAAGAAGTATGGGTGAGTTAAACCACCCCACATCTGCTGAAGTTGATCTAGAAAGAGCTTGCCATATGGTAACCAATTTATGGTGTGAAGGTAATATCTTTTATGGTAAGTCTAAAGTTCTTTCCACTCCTTGTGGGCAAATTGTAAAAAGTCTTATTAACGATGGAGTAAAAGTGGGTATGAGTTCTAGAGCGTTAGGGCAATTAACCGAAGAGAAAGAAGGTATTAATAAAGTTTCTGATATGAGATTGGTCGCAGTTGATTGTGTATCTGATCCTTCTTGTCCAAAAGCATTTGTTAATGGTATTTTAGAAAGTAAGCAATATGTATTAGCCGAAAATGGTAGATACGAAGAACATTACGAAAATTTTGAAAAAAGCATTGTTCAATTACCTAAAAAAGAAATTAACGACTTTTTAAAACAACAGGTAATTGAATTTTTAGATAATTTAGGCGGGAAAGCATAAATAATCTTTATAACTATATGACACATCAGCGTACAGAGGTTCGAAATTTTATAAAAAATATTACCAATGGTGAGTATAAAAAAGCTCACTCTAATTTACGCACTGTAGTCGAAGATAAGTTAAAAGCAAAAATTGCGAAAGCTTACAAAAAGAAATTATTTTAATATGGAAAACATCAAAGATATACTCCAAGAAAAAGCTCAAGAAATCCTTACTGAGGAAACATTGCAGCAAATTGAAGAAGCATTTAACAAGAAGGTTCAGCTTCATGTTGAAGCTGCTTTAGTTAAGCAAGACGATGAATATTCTGCTAAGCTTGAGCATTTGCTTGAGGCTATTGATACAGACCATTCTAATAAGTTAGATAAGGTTGTTAGCGCAATCGATAAGAACCACTCTGATAAATTAATCAAATTGGTTGAGAAATACAGCAAGGCTCTTACAACAGAGGCTTCTGAATTTAAAGGCGACATTGTTAACAAGGTCAGTAAGTACCTTGATATTTACCTCGAAAAGCTCGTTCCTCAAAAGAGCATTAATGAAGCCGTTAAAAATAAGAGATCAGCAAAAATGCTATCTGAAATGAGAAAAGTACTCGCAGTAGATGCAGCTTTACAGAAAAATGCAATTAAAAATGCCATAGTTGATGGTAAAACTAGAATTGATGAGTCTACAGCGAAAGTTAACGAAGTCAGCGCCGCAGCTGAAAAGTTAGCTAAAGAAAATGCAAGATTGAAATCTCAGTTAACACTCGAACAGAAATGTTCTGAATTATCTGAAGATAAAGCTGCATTTTGTAAGAAAGTTCTTACAGGTAAATCTGCTAAGTTTATTACCGAGAACTTTGATTACACATTGAAGATGTTTGATAAGAGTCATGAAGAACATCTTGAAGTTTTGCACGAGCAAGCAAAAAGACAGAATGTCAGCAAAGATGTTGATAG